GTATGATCGTGCTCATCAGACTGATGAGAATTGGGAGCGTTTATCAAATCTTTACATCCAAATTGTGTATTCACTGATTGTGCTTGCACAAGGAGAAGTCGTTGAGAAAGATTCGGGCAATCCTTCCGGATCAGGCAACACTATTACAGACAATACTATGATTCTGTTTCGGTTGTTGTCGTATTCTTGGCTGATGTTGTGGCTAGAACATTATGAAACCTTCGATCGTTTCAGCTTTCAGGAGGAATTTCATTACACCTACTATATCAGCAAGGTATCCGCAAATTTGATTGGAGATGATCTTTTGCTCAACGAGCACGATGATGTCTTGGCTGTTTTTCATATTCGTGGCATTGTGCGTGTTTTGTGGTCACTTTTTGTGGTTATGAAGCCCGAATTTGAGGAGCCGATCCAGGATCTGTGCAAACTTTCATACTGTTCCCATACATCAATGAGGTATTATGGAACCTACGTCCCGGTGATGGAATTCTCGCGTGGTGTTGCTTCGCTCGCTTGGAAAGGCGCAAGTTTGCTTCACCGACAAGGGAAACCACAGGACGATCCGTCTGTTCATTACACGCTTCAGCGCGTGCTTGATATCCGACGTGAAGGGTTCTGGAATGAACAACTTTTTCGACTCGCTGATTCGTTAGCTCGCTGGATTCTAGAAACGCACCGAGAACTACTTGCTATTCCCGCGCGGACTGGTCCCCTTGCTGGCACGACGTTGGAGAACATCATGAGCGCATACCTTACTCCATCTGCTCTGATTTATCTCTATACTGGCAAAGAGGGGCTTGCTAAGCAATGCTCGTTTGAAGCGGTACGGCCGACCGCTTCAAAGTTGTGCAGTCGTGTATCCAGTTGCACGCTCACGTCTTTGATGTCTCGGAACCTTTCGAAGAATACAGCAGCTGCTTTGGTAGCTGCTCAACTCGTTAAAGGTAAAACCGTAAAGGAGGCAGTACACGACACATTTGTCGAGCCTCTCGAAAAGACCGCAGATTATTTAACCGCTACGCCAGTACGGGTAATCAATTCTGTGGCAGGGACCCATTTCAAACCGCTTGGTCAAGCGTTTCACGAAAACGTCCTTATCGAAGATTCCGCAATGGCGAAGTCGCAGAAGAAGAAGAAAAAACACACCAAAGGCAAAGGCAAGAAGAAGCGCCAATCGGAGAAGCAGGTTGCCAAAGCCGTGGCTGTTCTTGCAAAGGAACCGGCAAAGGTCTCACACAAGCAGCGGGCTCGTGCTGCCCGTACTTTCAATCGTGCTGCTGGTCTCTCCAGAGCACCTGCTGCTCAGCTTGGTGTCCGTGGCGCTCGCCCGAGGAATATCAAGTTGAATACCTCCGCTGGCTTAACAATGAAGGGCGGTGTTATCTCTGGAGTGACCGAGATTACGCCAGACTTAGTCGTCTCGCCAGGCGATGATGTCGCTGGCACAGTTCTTGTGACTCTGCCGCTCTCTGCTCTTGCCATCGCACCCGGTTCGCGATTTGCTGATTTCGCCGTCAATTATGATCAGTTTATTTTTGAAGAGGCGCAGCTGTGTCTTGAGCCCGATCTGCCTTACACTGATTCGATCATGTTGGCCGGTGGGTTCGAATCTGATTCGCTTGACACAGTGCCTGCACCCGGTGGCATTCTTGATGTGAAGAAATTCATGGAACATGCGAATTTTCACGCCGAATCGCTCCTCAAAACAACAAAAAACGGTGCTCGTTTTCCTAGAGATCCACGAGCTGTTGTGAAATCTGGTCGGGGTCCACGGGGCGGTATGTTTTACAACCGCCTGCCTTCTTCCAGTTCGACGGATTTGAATACTACGCAACAAGGCTGGTTTATCATTTTCGTTCACACAGCTGATCAAGGCACCCTCAGTGGCAGCGGCATTAGTTTGGGTCCTCTACTGCTGCGCTGGAGAGTTCGCTTTCGCGAGGCGGCCGAGCGCAACGAGTATGAAGGACAGGAAGATTTTCACACCGTCAATGGTGTGGGGTTCGTCCGTGATCCGTTTTCCTGGGGAGCCACAAATGAGTTCCTTATTCAACCCACATTGACGGCGACGAGCACACTTGAATTTCGCACTGGCCAAGAGAATTCCGGCAACTATTACATAGGGGCCGAGCTGCCGGTGGGCGTCTTCGACATTTACATTTTTGTCGAGATGGCTGCGACAGGCGCTGCTGACTTTCATTATGAACCAGTCACCACAGCACAAGCAAACATTGCATTGCTTGACTATGATTGGACTCTTGCTCCGCTCAGCCATGCTACTGCTGTGACTCTCGCTGCGTATCTTCGAGTGCAAGTCACTGGACCGCCGGTGACCAACACCATTTGGGGAGTCAAATGCTTCAGGCTCTTCTGGTCTACTGGCAACACTACAGGCTGGACTTACAATGCGATCGCTCGCTTACGTATTTCGCCTGTCCCTGTAAATGCTCTTTCGTTGCGTCATCCTGATCACCGCATTCGTGGACGTGCTTGGGCAAAAATGCACTCGGAACAGAAGTCAGATGTGAAGCTTTCACAACAGGTTGCCCTTGCTTTGAAGCGACATGGTGTTGACGTTGAAGATCCGATGGAGTCAGCGGAGCGCAAATTCCTTGCTGAGATCCATACGCTGCGTAACCAGCGAACGAAGTCCGGCAAGATTGTCATTCGCCGTGACACTTTCGATGACGAAGGCGACCTTGATGATGGCTGGGAAGAAAAAGAGCTGCGGAAGCTTGAAACTCCTGCCTTCAAACCAGATCGTGATGGCCTCGGCCTCACACGCGAAGAAGGAAAACTTCGCGCTGAAGTTCGTCGACTTGAATCCACCGTTCGAGAGTTGGAGTATCAAGTTCGCGAAGAAACCAAAGAAAAAGATGACGCTCCTGTCGTTGTTTCGATTACGACAAAGGACGCTCCGCCAGCTGAACTCGGAATGATTCAGCAAGCACTGGCTGCTGGCTGGAAGTTGGTTAAATCCGACTCGCCTGCAGCCGCCCTTCAACACCGGAGCGCTTGAGCTTAGCTCGCGCTCCCTTTTAGCAGTGATAGTTGTGGAGACGACTGTGAACCCTTCTACTGGCATCGCCATGTGCTGGTAAGAAGTTCTCGTCAGTCTACTAGCTCCACTGTTAAAAGACCGGGAGAGCGCCGCCTCATATCAAAGGGCCGTGTCTGCTCTTTTCAAAGGGTGGAAGGGAATGGTTCTCAGGCAAACTGAACCGGTTTTGTCGCGAAAGAATCATTTTCTCACATCCTTCTGAATGGAGTGGGAACGCCCTCTCTGATTTGTTGTGGTAAGTGGAGAGCGCTACGTCTCCTGCCCAAAAGCGAATCGTAGTATTTTAATAACAACATGCTCTACATACTGTTCAACCTGATGCCTGCATTCTATGCGATGTTTCGGCACGGAGGCGGCATATTAATTTTGTTGTCGCACGCTGCATAGTCCAGGACGTAGCTGAGTTGCTGCCTCGTAAATTGGAGCTGCTTGATGTTGTTCAACCTTGTTTTGCGCGCACATTGTTTATGTGTTAGTCACGAAGATAGCACTGCCTACCGCTCTTGATATGCGGATCTTTTCGTGCGAAAGCCTGGTTGGCATCACTCAGTGATGAAGTAAGCTAGATGGTTTAGTAGAGAGACCACTTGTTGTTTCCCATATGCATTTTGCGCTAAAAGGCTTGCCCTGCGCACTTGCCTCTATGGGCCACCTCACGTTTACCTTCTTTTTCCGTGGTGTGGTCTGGCAGTAACTGCGTTTGACGTAAGTGAATATTGACACGGATCCGGTCGTGATCGTCTGTCCAGGTTTCCTGGTTCCTGCATCCGTATTGTTACGGTTCAATGAGCTAAGCCCATTCGTAAGTGCTTGGCCCTCACCAATTGCAGTAAAATGACATTACGAACACGTAAAACTCGCCTACGGGCGACTGCCCTCTGAGCAAACTGGAAATTGCTGGGAGGGGGATCTTGGTCGCGTGACGGCCTTGTGTTCACTGAGTCTAGACGGGGTTATCCGAAGATTTTTCCGGAGACCATGTGTCGAATGACGCTAAGGCATTCCCCTTCTCAAGGATTAGAG